ATCGAAAAGAAGATTCATATTAAAAATAGGTTGGGCGAAATTATTTACTCATCTTCAAAAACCACATTCAAAGAGGCTGTGATTGAAGCGGTAAATAGCGGCTCGGATCTTAGCTGCTCGGATCTTAGCGGCTCGAATCTTCGCGGCTCGAATCTTCGCGACTCGAATCTTCGCGGCTCGGATCTTAGCGGCTCGAATCTTAGCGGCTCGAATCTTCGCGACTCGGATCTTCGCGGTATAGAATTACAACACTGTAAATTTTACGGAAAGGGTGGATCAGGTAAAATAAGACAATCACAGGTAAAGGATTTTTTGCTTGGATTGGGATTTAATATTGTGGATTAAATGTCCAATAGGGAGTTAGTTTTTTTATATTAAAAAATAAGATTGGTAATCTGTTAAATTTTTGAGGTCAGCTTCTAGCTGCGAAAGTCTGCGTGTCTATGCCAATCTTCGCGCGAGCCTCATTTTAAGATTGGTGGTACAAAATGACGTTTATTATAAAAAATTGGGATGAAAACTTCGAGATTGCAGAATCTAGAAGGTATAAAAAAAACAAGTGGATACCGTTACCAAACAAAATGGACGGGCTTTCTTATCTAAAATTATCCAAACATAAAAACAAGAATGAAATATTTTCTTGTTGGATTTTGTTGATACAATTAGCGTCAAAAATGCCTAAGAGAGGGGTGTTAGAAAATGAAACTGGGCCTCTCGATTTTGATGATTTTGAAATTATGACGGGATTTTCTCAAAACTCATTTAAGCGGGCGATAGATTTTCTAAAAGGGCCTAAAATCGCTTGGATAGAGGAAACTGGGCAAACTCAGAGCGATCCCAGAGTAGGCTCTGGGCTTGCTACGACTACAGTACATAACACTACAGTACATAACACTACAGTACATAACACTACAGAACAAGACAATACAATACAAACAGGAATTGTAAAATACTTAAATCAAATTGTTGGATCAAATTACAAACCGAATATTGGTAAAACCAAATTATTGATAAATACAAGACTCAAAGAGGGGTTTACTTTTGATAACTTCAAAACGGTGATCTTCAAAAAGTCGGCAGAATGGAAAGGAACCGATCAAGAAAAATATTTAAGGCCAGAAACTTTATTTGGCTCAAAGTTTGAGGGGTACTTAAACCAAACAGGTACTTTCAATAAACCTAGTGTACCTGCACACATGCAAGAGCAAGAGGAAATGATTCAATGGGCGCTAGAACAACAAAGGGACGTTTAAAAATGAATGATTGGAACGCAGAAAGAACGGATATATTTAAAAGTCAGCTAATGAATTTATTTGTCAGTTTTAACAGATCAGCCACTAATGGGTTAATTGATATGAAAGTCAAACTACTTGAGGAAACTTTAAAAACACTAAGAACAGACAAAATTAAGCCGTTTTTCAGGTATATCATGGAAAATGAAAAAACAATCCCTAGTGATGGTAGGCTTAAAGAAATCTTAAGGGATAAATACAAAGAGTATTCGACTAATCAATCTGAAGCAAAGCAAATAGAATATACCGGAGGCGTTGCTCCGGCTGATTGGGTCGCTCGCTACATGAAACAACTGGTTCACGTGGTTGATGGAAATTTAACCCCACAACAAGCGTACCAGAACGCTGAAGCCGGTTAAATGAGCTTAGGGTGTTTGTGTGTATTAAAAAACCAAAACGTCTTATTCGAGCCTATACGCGCTTAATAATATTTATAACTAGGTACTGACAATAAAAGTATATTTTGGCAATATAAATTTTAAATAACTGAGGATAAAATGGGAAAGAAAAGCAAGAAATCTGAAGAGACAAAAGTCGAAGAAATTATCGAACCAGTGGCCGAAGTAGTTGAAACTGAAGAAACTGTCACCGAAGAAGCGCCAGAACCGGTAGTTGAAACTGTAGAATCAGAAACGGCAAGCACTAAAACCCTTAAATCTGAATCAAGCGAACTTGCAATGGCAAGAGCCCGAGCACTAGACGGTTTAGGCCGAAAAGATCGTGCTAAAATTTCTGAAATTAACTCGAAATATCATGTTGATTCTGATAAATTGGTTGCAAAATACCAGAAAATCGAAGCAGAAAAAAAGGCGAAAGCAGACGCTAAAGCACCTAAAAGAAACAAATAAATCACTAGGGCGGTTTACATCGCCCTTTTTAAAGGGAGTGAAAAAGTGATAAATTGCGGTGATATACTAAGGGACCAAACCGGCGAAGTAATGGAAAAAGGCGAGGGCGTTTGTTTTCTCGTAATGGGTTTGTCAAATGCAAGTGAAAACGAAATAAAACCCAAAGAGGGTAAATTCCAGGTCATGGAAATAGGCGACGAAGGGTTTCCAATGGGCCCGATCTCGTTTAAACATTCTGATGATCTTGGCAAAATGAAATTAAAGGGGAATCTATCAAAAATGGTATTCCTCCTATAGAGCCTTTTGAGAGTGTGACAAAAGACAAGCTTTTACTCAAAAGATTAAAGAAAATATTAAGTAATCCTTTGATAGATAACGGTTTAACTAGGGCTGCCATTTTCCATTCAGCCACATCAGAACCAGAAAAACAAAAACCATACCTGGATTTAAGGGTAAAAATAAAAGAGGTACTAAGTGAGCTTTAAAACTGCAATGTATGATGTGAGGCGCTCTGAGGGTGGCTACGCTAATGATCCTGATGACGAAGGAAAGGAAACTTATATTGGAATCGCGAGAAAATTCTGGCCTAAGTGGGAAGGGTGGGCGATAATTGACCGAATCAAGAAAAATGCGGGCCGTAAAATAAAAAATAATGAAAAGTTCAATGACTTCAAATTAAACAAAATGGTTGACGCTTTTTATTACAAATATTTCTGGGTCCCTCTAAAATGCCATAAAATCAAAGATCCATTGTTTGCCGAGCACCTTTTTGATTGCGGTATTAATCTAGGGAAAAGATCGGCTGTTAGGTTCTTTCAAGAAACCATAAACAAGTATTTCAAAAACTGTTTGGTTGTGGATGGTTTAATTGGACCCGCCACAATAAGCAAATTAAACGGTGCCAGTTCTCAGTTTGCAAATGTCATTGTTCAAGAGCGCATAAATCTATACTTTAGTAAGTGTTATGCAAAGCCGGTTAAGTTCAAGTGGCTCAGAGGATGGACCCTAAGATCACTAAAATACACAAGAAAGCCCTAGAAAAGCGACTAGATACCGTTTTTTCCCAGTACATTAGGCTATTCAATGCCGATGAATGGGGTTTTACTAAGTGCTGCACTTGCAATAGAATTGATTCTTGGGACCGTATGCAAAACGGGCATTTTGTAAACCGTTGGAATATTTCCACTAGATGGATGGAAAAAAACTGTCATCCTCAATGCGAAAACTGTAATTGTAGGCTAGGGGGCAATCTAGAACAATACGAGGCTTTTTTAACTAAAACCTATGATATTGGTACCCCAGAATTATTAAGGCAATTATCTAAACAATTTGTAAGGACTACCGTTGAAGAGTTAGAGATCCACTTAAAATTCTACTCAAACAGGGTTGAATCCATGAAGCGAGATAAGTCAATCAGCTAATTTTTGTAATTTTCGATAAATCGTTCTGACTGATAACCCTAGTTTGTGGGCAAGCCAGGTTGCTTTTTCTTTCCTGTGCTTTTTCAAAAAACTATCATCCAATTGAGAATAATATTTTTTTGGAATGTGGAAAGTCATACCTGGGCACTTGACTAATAAAGCTTTTACCGCATTTATACCGATAACGTCCGAAACTTCTTTCAAACCTTTGTTTGGTATATCGTCCCTATTCCATTTTTTTACGAATGACTTCATGTTCCCCTTACCATGTGTTTGCTTAAAATGAAATTAGACTTTCTAAGCTCTGCCTCTGAAAGTATTAAATATTCACGCTTTGGAATTTTTATTTTATGAGGTTTTGTGATTCCATTAAATTTTTTAGCGCCTTTTTTCAAATAAGCGATTTTTCCAGGCCCTATGAACTTGTATTTTGTTCCGCCTGGATGGTTTATGGTTCCGCCTTTTTGATGGACCCTGGCATATTCTAAGTTAGAACCTATAAAAACAGTATTTCCGCGTATTTGAGAAGAAACAGAAGAGGCCAGTTGGCCTGATCTTTGTAGGGTCTTACCGCCTTTTCCGGTCCTAGATAGTTTTTCTTTTGTTGATTTTTTTAGTGCGGGCCAACCTGGACCCTGACGATTAAAAGCTTTTTCGCTTGCATCTTCTAACATTCCGCCAATTTTAACCAAAGCGGGTTTTAGTTTTTCAGCATTAAAACCTAGTTGCTTGAATAAAGCTTGCACCTCTGTTGATTTTGTGGTGACCTTTATCATTTCAAAACGCTCGGTTCTAAATCCTGGCCCGCGTCCCAAATATCTTGATCAAAATCTTCTTTTTTTGGCTTAAAAGACTCGGTGGCGGGGTTAAATCCGAACCCTGGATCTGGCTTTAATGATCGGTTATTTATCTTAACGCCTCGGCTTTTGGCTTCTGCTCTTGTGAGTGATCTGGTTCGACCAGTACAGTTAAAGCCGTTTGGAGGGTACCAAGAATTAGGAGCTTTCCAAAATTGTGAAGTGATCGGCTGTATTGATCCTGATTGGGTTTTGTGTGATCGCCTAGAGTTCTCGATAATACCGTCAATTAGCATTAAGAAGGGCCTATCGTCCGCGTTATCAATCTGACGTTCAAATCTACCGGCATTTAGAGCTGATTGAATATTAGTCCTGTATATGGTCCTTAAACGGTGTGGGGTGGTAAGCACCTTAACCTCTTCACCTCCGATTATAGCCGTCCTTTCGCCCGTCCAACCCTTTTTGGCCAAAGTATTTTTAATATCCTTCTGAAAAGTTTCAAAAGTTTGCCCATCTTTCAAGGCTTTTGACAAAGCGTCTCGAACATCTTGAACCACGCTCATTTGAACGTCTTGGGTAATTGCAAAGACCTTTTCCTCTACCGCTTTTCTAGTTTCTTCGGCAGTCTTTGATATCTTGATCCCTTGCTTATCAAAAATTTTAATAGCCTCCTCTGGGCTAACTTTTGAAGCGTCGACGATTATTTTACCTGGGATTGCCAATTAATCCTCTGTGTTGCGGGTTAGGCTTTGGGTAGA